TGACCTAAGTCACTCACAAGTCATAACCACATTATACCCCAGGAAAATTCCTAAGTTTTAAACTAGGGTTTATTTTTTGGGGGGTACACGAGTGACCAGGGGGGGCTATACATATATACATATACACTCATGGTAAAATCAAGGATTCCCTTGTAAACCACCTTGTGACTACATACTTGCTATGAATATTCTGTAAATCTCCTGGCTATATGCTAGGGTGTTCCCTAGGGGGTAGGTATATTTAGGTATACTATCTATATAAAACCCCCCCTGAGTATTGTTAATACTATTATACACCCCATTCTCTCTTTTGTCAATGATTATATTTAATAATAATGCTCTAATGTAAAAATAATCTAAATTAATACTTGACAAAAGCAATATCTGTGTGTATACTAGAATCAGGTACACTTTAAAAGGACACACAGTTAATATCGAGCTAAAGACTCACAAGAGGTCATCACTAAACTGTACCGACTAATTGGGAACACCTAGGATTCCCCGTAAGTTTAACAATTAAAAGGATATAATATTATGGCTAAAATGACAGCAGCTGAGAAAGAGAAAAGGACTCCCAAGTTCTTAAAAAAATTATTTTCAAGTCCACGAAAAGAAAAAGCTAAAGCTATTAAAGCTTCTGTGAAACAAGGCAAAGTAAATGCTGGAGCTACAGCTAAGATGTATGCTGCGGAAAGTATGTTTACTTCTGCGAAGAACAGAGACACAGCTAAGACTACACCAGGAAAGGCTAGATCTTTCAAGGAAGCATTTGATTCAGCTACTAAAGCTGGTAAATCTAAATTTATGTTGGGCGGTAAAGGTTACCTAACAACTAAAGGTAAGAGAGAAGATAGATTTGATCCTACTAAGATTAAAGGTTCAGAGAAGAAAGAAAGTATCTTTAGTAAATTCAAGTCCTCTAAAACTGGAGTTGAGTTTTTTAAAAAATTAAAAAAGAAAAAATAACTTGATAACCACTAACGCCCTAGATCTATCCTTTAAAGAGATCATGGAGTTGGTAAATGCAAACAATGGATTCTACTATTCTAAAGACTCAAAAGAAAAGCTTAACCGATACACAGGAAAAGTTTCTAGACGCATTATTCGGGGAGGCTCAAGGCAACCCAAGAATAGCGGGAGAGCTGGCAGGTTACTCAGAACATTCATATCCTAAAGTTGTCCGTAACCTTAAAGACGAGATTGTTAAACGAGCAGAACATTATCTAGCCATAAATTCTGCGAAGGCTGTCACCAAGATGGTAAACATGTTAGACGAGGATGGAACGACTCCACACGCTAGTATCAGAATGGAAGCAGCAAAACAAGTATTAGATAGAGTTGGTATTGTAAAGAAAGACCAACTAGATATCAACATGAATCTTAAGCATGGTATGTTTATACTACCAGCTAAAGAAGAACCAGAAGAATCAATAGTAACACCAATACAGGAGTAGTCATGAAAGGATACAAACCAAAGCCTAAACCAACTTACTAATAACTTTATACAAAGTGATTAAAAGAAAAGCAAGAACTATCCCATTTGGATATAAGTTAGCAGAAGATACAGATTACATTGAACCAATAGAATCTGAACTAGAAGCATTAGAAGAAGCTAAGAATTTTTTAAAAACATGCTCATACCGAGAAGTGGCTATCTGGTTATCAGCGAAAACAAAAAGATACATTTCATATGTCGGACTTAGAAAACGAGTTACCAGAGATACAGCTTCCAAAGCCGAAGAAGAAAGTAAAAACAAAAGCCAAGCAGTCGGCTAAACAAGCGTTAGCCAGAACAAGAAAGAAAGTTGCACAAGCAGAACAAACTCTACGTTCAGCTAAGACACATGCAAAAAATGTCAAAGAGAAGTTGTTAACCATTGACAAAGTATTAGATGGTAAAGAACAACAACTCATAACCCAAGATGTAATAGACGATGTTCCAGAAAATATACAGGAGCATTTAGCTAATCAAAACATAATCTTTAAACCTAACAAAGGTCCACAAAGAGATTTTTTAGCTGCATCAGAAAGGGAAGTTTTTTACGGTGGTGCTAGAGGTGGTGGTAAATCATATGCCATGCTTATTGATCCTCTGAGATACTGTCATAAAGAAAATCACAGATGTCTGTTACTTCGTAGAACTATGCCAGAGTTAAGAGATTTGATTAATCATTCTCAACGATTATACTCAAGAGCATACCCAGGAGCAAAATGGAGAGAACAAGAAAAAGAATGGAGATTCCCATCAGGAGCAAAAATAGAGTTTGGTTATGCAGAGAACATGACAGACGTATTACGTTACCAAGGGCAATCTTACACATGGATAGGAATAGACGAACTTCCACAATATCCTTCGCCAGATATTTATAATTTTCTAAGATCGTCACTTAGATCAGTTGATCCTACGATACCAGTATATATGCGGGCTACAGGTAACCCAGGTAATGTTGGATCACAGTGGGTTAAAGAGATGTTTGTGGATCCTATAGATCCCAATACAGCTTTTAACATAGAGATTTCTACACCCACAGGAACAAAGTATATAACAAGAAGATTTATACCAGCAAAGTTACAAGACAATCCGTACCTTATGCAAACTGATGATTACTACGCAATGCTATCATCATTACCAGAAGTACAGAGAAAACAATTTTTAAATGGAGACTGGGATGCATTCTCTAATGCAGCATTCTCTGAATTTGATAGAGAGATACATGTTGTTGAACCATTTGAAATACCTAAAGGCTGGCAGCGATTTCGTGCTGCGGATTGGGGCTATAGTTCTCCTGCCTGTTGTTTATGGTTTGCTATTGATTATGATAATAATCTATGGGTTTATCGAGAGTTGTATACCCAAAAGATTACTGCAGATATTTTCGCAAAGAAAGTCTTAGACCTAGAGAGCGGAGAATATATACGTTACGGGGTCTTAGATGCTAGTACATGGGCAAAGAGAGGAGATGTGGGTCCAAGCATAGCAGAGACAATGATTCAAGCTGGATGCCGTTGGAGACCTTCTGACAGAACAGGAAGAAGTAGAATCAGTGGAAAGCTAGAGATTCACAAAAGATTAAAGATAGTAAACGAAAAAACTAAAGAACCAGGTATTCGTATATTTTCTAATTGTAGAAATTTGTTAAGAACATTTCCTACACTACCATTAGATGATAGTAACCCTGAAGATATTAATACACACGTAGAAGATCACGCATATGATGCACTAAGATACGGATGTATGAGTAGACCGATGCATACGAGTTACGCTAATAAATTATATAACAATAATAATAGAACGACTAACTTTATCCCCTCAGATAAAATATTTGGATATTAACAAAGGGGATACATGAAAAAAAAGAAGCTGCCTATTATAGATAAAAAGAATTTTCCTTATCAACTAGCAATGGTGTATTGGGAAGATATCGTTGGAGACGCTGGCTGGGCTGAGATACCAGATATTAAAAATTCAAGTACAGCAGTATGTTGTAGCTTTGGATGGATAGTAGTTCAAAACGATAAGAAGACTGTTGTCATGGCAGATTTTATATTTGAAGATAATGGCAAAGTAAAGACAGGCGGTGGGTATACCACTATCCCAACACAAAACGTTTTAGAAATTAAAAAGATAAAAACATAGGAACAACATGGAAATGAAATTTGACCCAAGAGCTAAAGTTAAGCAAGGTGATCTAAGTACAAGTCCTGAAGGCAAGCAACCGAATCAAGCACCTGGAGATTTATTAATATCTCCTGGCAAAGAGGATGTGCTAGCTAATACTGGAGATGGTAAATTTGGATATCATGAACCTAAGAAATTCAAAAGCCAATTAGATGCTAATCTGTTTACAATGGCGGATGAGAAGGATTATTAATGAGTGACTTTATAAAAAAAAAGACAGCTAATCCTAAATTTTATGGTTATACAGGACCTGTAAAGCCAGAAAAAAAAGGTAAGTTTATCCAGAAACCACGTGCAGCTACAGATAAAGATAATAGCTCATATGGTTATTCAGGAAAACCTACAGACGTAAAAGTAAGATCTAAATATATTAAAAAAAAGGGAGACTAACATGGATATAAATGTAAGATACAAACACGGTGAACTTTCTGCAGATGTGGCTAAAGTTAAAAATGAAAAATTAGCAATAGACCCAAACTCTAAAGTTCTACAAGGTGCAACTTCTGGCGACAGTAATGATAAGCCAGGTGCTAAAGAAAAAGTTGATGCATCTATTTTTAAAATGGCTGAAGAAAGAGACTATTAGTCATGGCACTTACTGACAGAAAGGGAAGAGAGATTGCTAATGAGCATC